TATGGCACATCGGAAGGTTGCGCGGTCTGATGTGTCTTTAAGTCGCGCTAAACAAAGTAAAAGGACTCTTTCAAATGGCTCAGATTTTTAAACTCTGCTCGGTATATGACCATGCTTCTCAAGTTTTTGCTAGACCTTTTCCCGTCGTGGCTGGAGGCCAAGCAATTCGGGATTTTACTGATGAGGTCAATCGTGCTGCTGACGATAACCCTCTTTATAAGCACCCTGACGATTACACTCTGTATATTATTGGGACGTATGATGACTCGACTGGCTTTGTGGATGCTCTAGGTACGCCGGAGCAGCTGGTTCGTGGTAAGGACGTGGTTAAGGTTCAAGGTTAGCCATTTGGGGGGCGCTGCCCCCCTTTTTTATTGGAGATATTTAAATGATGCATCGTAATAAGTCGGTTTCTGTCCATGATTTTGCTATGGTTCCGCGGTCAGATGTTCCGCGTTCTTCTTTTCGTATGCAACGTACTCTTAAGACTACGTTTGATTCTGGTTATTTGGTTCCGATTTTGTGTGAGGAAGTTCTCCCTGGGGACACTTTTAATTGTCGCGCTACTTTGTTCGGGCGCATGGCTACCCCCATTTATCCAGTGATGGATAATTTGCATTTGGATACTTTCTTTTTCTTTGTTCCTAATCGTCTTGTATGGATTAATTGGGTTAAGTTTATGGGTGAGCAGGATAACCCTGGTGACTCCATTTCTTATACGGTTCCTGTTTGTAATTTGGGTGCTGGCTCTGCTTATGCTGTTGGTTCTTTGCAGGATTATTTCGGTTTGCCTACTGTCGGCCAGATCAGTGGTGCTGGTTTGGCTCAGACTCATTCGGCTTTACCCCTGAGGTGCTACAACCTCATATACAAAGAATGGTTCCGAGACCAGAACCTTCAGAGCTCGCCTGCCATTAATAAGGGCGATGGTCCTGACCTTGGTGGTGATTACGTTTTATTGCGACGTGGTAAGCGTCACGACTATTTTACCGGCGCGTTGCCGTGGCCTCAGAAGGGTTCTACGGCTGTTACCTTGCCTCTTGGTACTTCTGCTCCCGTTTATGGTACTGGTGTCGCTCTTGGTTTGCGCGATGGTACTAATAACTCTATGGGTATGACTGGTACGGCCGGTACCGGGGCGTTGTATGGTTCCAATGCTAATTACAACACCAACACTGGTACTGCTTCGGGTGCTACTACCACTACTAATAAGGCTGTTGGTGTTGTTACTTCTGGTGTTTCGGGTTTGTATGCTGATTTGACTAATGCTACTTCGGCGACTATTAATCAATTGCGTCAGTCTTTCCAGATTCAACGTTTGCTAGAGAGGGATGCTCGTGGTGGTACTCGATATACTGAAATTTTGCGCAGTCATTTTGGTGTTACTTCGCCTGATGCACGTCTCCAGCGACCTGAGTATCTTGGCGGCGGAAGCACTCCGATTAACGTTAACCCCGTTGCGCAAACAAGTGGAACTGGCCAGACTGGCCAGACGACTCCGCTCGGTAATCTGGCTGCTATGGCTACTTTTCTCGCTCCTGGTCATGGCTTCTCTCAGTCCTTTGTTGAGCACGGTTACGTTATCGGACTTGTTTCGGTTCGTGCTGATCTGACTTACCAGCAGGGCTTGCGTAAGATGTGGAACCGTTCCACGCGATATGACTTTTATTTTCCTGTGTTCGCCCATTTGGGTGAGCAGGCTATTTTGAACAAGGAGATCTATTGCGATGGCACGGCTAATGACGCGCTCGTTTTTGGTTATCAAGAGCGCTGGGCGGAATATCGCTACCTCCCTTCACAGATCACCGGTTTATTTAAATCGACGTCTGCCGGTACTATCGATGCCTGGCACTATGCGCAAAAGTTCACGTCTCTACCGACGCTTAATTCCACTTTCATCCAGGACACCCCGCCCCTTTCCCGGAATCTTGCGGTTGGCGCGGGTGCCAATGGCCAGCAGTTGCTTTTAGATGCGTTCTTTGATATTCATGCTGCGCGTCCGTTGCCGATGTACTCTGTACCTGGTCTGATTGACCATTTCTGATATGTGGGAAGCTCTTGCTGGTGGCCTCGTTACAGGCCTTCTTAACAACTCGGCGGCTTCGTCCAGGCAGGCTGATGCCCAGGATTTTTCTGCTGAGCAGTTTGCTACCCGTTATCAGACTACGGTCAAGGATATGCAGGCGGCGGGCCTGTCTCCTATGTTGGCTTATGGGCAAGGGGGCGGTAGTGCCCCCTCTTCTTCGGCTGCTTCTTCTTCTGGTTTTCCTGATCTTGGTTCTTTGGCTATGCAGTCCAAGATGAATGCGGCTCAGGTTGCTAATGTTGAGGCGGACACTAAGAACAAAGACGCTCAGGCGGATTTGATTCGGGCTCAAACTGGACAGGCTACGGCGTCCAGTTGGGAGTCTCAAGCTCGTACCGAGTTGGTTACTAATCAGTCGCGCGAGACGGTGCAGCGTTTACAGCAGGATCTTCCTGCTAAAGAAGCCGAGCGTATTGCTGCTATTACTTCGGAGGCTTATGGACGTTATGTTTTGGGTGTTAAGCAGGGCCTTACTGAGGACCAGCGTAAGCATTTGATTTCGTTCCAGGCTGAGAAGGTTTCCAAAGAGATTCAAGCTTTGGATTTGTCTATGTCGGAGCGTGAGGCTCTTGCCGAGTTTTTTAGTTCTGATATTGGTAAGAACTCGCCTATGGCTCGTTTTCTTGCTGAGATGGGTGAGTCTATTTCTTCTACTATTATTCCTTGGAAGCGTTTGCCTTCCAAGAAGGGATGGTCTGAGACCCACCGTTCTGATTCTTTGGGTAACCATTCTTCGTCGACGACGGAATGGGGTAACAGGTAATGGCTTTTCGTTCTATTTTGGAGGTTCTTATGTCTAGTGATAATCATGTTAATTTGCCTATTGGCGTTTTTGCCGGTCCGTTTTTGCGTTCTGGTTTTAATTATGATCGTGATGCTGCCTCTAATGAGGCAGGTTTGAAGTGTGAGGATCCGTCTTTGACTCAGCAGCAATTTGCTGAGGAGGCGGATATAAACACGATTGTTGACCGGTTCATGCGTACCGGTGTTATGCCCGAAGGTGTTTCTGTTCCTTCTTATGCTGATTTTGAGGGCATTTTTGACTTCCAGACGGCTCAGAATGCCGTCCGTAAGGCGAGTGAGAATTTTTTCTCTATGCCTGCGGAACTTCGTTCTCGTTTCCAGAATTCTCCCCAGGTGTTTCTGGAATTTTTTGCTGACCCTGCCAATACGGATGAGGCTATCAAGCTCGGGCTTGCGGTACCTCGTCCTGGTCAACAGTCTGGGGCGGCTCAGCCGGCCCAGGAAGGGGGCGTAGCCCCCGCGACTTCCGCCGTCTAAGGCGGAAAGGAGACTAGCACAGTGAGATTCCTTGATGTAACTGTGCTAGTTGACACCAACGTGATTTCTGTTCTAATGGAGCTACTATGAAACCTCTTCACCGTTCTGCAGTTCACAAGGCCAAATCTGCTGGCGCTTTTCGTAACAATGTTCGTACTACTAAGGCGGCTAACATGTCTGCGGGTCCCATGCGAGGCGGCATTCGCCTGTAAATGTGTGCACAACACCATGGGAACACCCTACACACGGCCCGCTGAAATGCGGCCAGTGTGTGGAGTGCCGTTTGGCTTATTCACGCGAGTGGGCTATCCGTATCACTCACGAACAGCAAATGCACAAGGTGTCTTGTATGCTTACCCTCACATATGATGATGAGCATCTTCCGCACTACGGGCAGCTGGTGAAAGCTGATCTTCAGAAGTTCTTTAAGCGGTTAAGGAAGGAATATGGAAAATTCCGTTATGTCGCTTGTGGTGAGTACGGCGATTCCAGCCGTCGGCCTCATTTTCATGTTTGTCTTTTTGGTTTGGATTTTGGAGACGATCGGATTCATTACTCGTTCGCAAAGGGTGGAGACCGTACGTATCGCAGTAAAAGGCTTGCTTCTGTTTGGGGTGCTGGTCAGCATGATATTGGTTCTCTCAATTTTGAGTCAGCCGCCTATGTTGCCCGATACATAATGAAGAAGGTTAAGGGCATTGGCGCCAGTCCGCTGCCGCTGGCTACGCTTGATGATGGCGAGTTGATCATGCCTAAGCCTGAATTTCTTTGCATGTCGAAAGGTATAGGTAAGCTTTGGTTCCGACAATTCTTTATGACGGATGTTTTCCCTACCGGCTCTGTGATCACTGCACAAAGTTCTGTTGCACCTGTTCCGAGGTATTACAAAACTCTGCTTAAGGAGGTCGGTGAGGATTTGGCTCTGGAGATGACCCATAAGGGTCTGGCCCGTATGGATGAGAAGCGGGACCAGATCGCTTATGAGAATATGGCACATCGGAAGGTTGCGCGGTCTGATGTGTCTTTAAGTCGCGCTAAACAA